GAAACGTTCGTGGATCCCAACAAGCCTGCCAAGGCCACTACGGCTAAGGCGGGAAAGAGAAGCTCCGATGAGATTGTTAGGGACATAGCGTCCCTCGGCAATCCTTGGAGCGAGTAAAAAAGGAGTCAATAAATGGCTACGCAGACGCGTGCGCTGCTCGACACGAACAGCTCTAACGCTTATTCTGCGCTCATCACGGAGCTCGTAGCTTCGCAGGCTCAGGAGAACCTGCGCAACCGACTGGTGCATGCAATGCCGGGGAACTATACCTCGGGTCGCTTCCAGAAGGGCAGCAACGAGATTCGCTATGCGCGCTACCCAGACCTCACGCCGCTTGGCGTGGCGGACACCCTTACCGAGGCAGGCGCCCCTGCTGAGTATGACCTCACGGTTACGACCGAGTCGTTCATTCCTAAGCAGTACGGTAAGGTTCTCAAGATTTCAGACCTTGCGCAGCTCGACAGCCCGCACGATCTGATCTCGATTGCTTCCGAGCGACTTGCTCGAGCGGCAACCGAGTCGATGGACACCATCATCCGTGACGTAGTAGCACAAGGCACCAACGTTATGTATGGTGGTGACGCTACTACCCGACTTACACTCGGCGGCAACGCCAACAGCGACGTACTTACTGGTCTATCGATCAAGAAGGCTGTTGCAAAGCTCAAGGCAGCAAACGTTCCAACGTTCGCTGACGGATTCTATCGCGCAATCATCCATCCTGCGGTCGAGTTCGACCTCTTGACGGATACCAGCGCGAACGGCTTCCTTGAGGCCACGAAGTACACCAAGTCGCTCGACCTCCTCAACGGAGAGATCGGCGCGTACGCTGGTGTCCGCTTCATGGTTTCACCGAACGCAAAGGTCTTCACCGGCGCAGGCGCAAGCTCGACGGACGTCTACTCGACGTTCCTCTTCGGGCCAGATGCCTACATCGTTGGCGACAGCCAGACGCTTCAGAGCTACTTCGTGGCTCCGGGCGGCGACCACAGCGATCCAATCGCCCAGGTTGCAACGCTTGGCTTCAAGATGCGCTTCGGCGCGATCCTCCGTGGTGAGGGAACGACTGGAGAGTTCGATGGTTCAAACACCTCGACTGGCCAGCCACGCTACCTCCGCATTGAGTCGACCGCAACGACGCTCTAAGAGTTAGCTAGCTGCGGGGGAGGGGCTTCGGCCTCTCCCCCAAAGCAACAGGAGGCCACATGGCAATTACACTAAGTGCACTAAGAACAATTGTACGTCGGGATCTCAGGGATTCTGGCGCTACCCCCACGTGGTCTAATGACGAGCTCAGCGACATGATCAAATGGGGTACGCAAGAACTATCCAGGATCCGGCCGCAGGAGATTTATGAAACCGCATCCTATTCTGCTCCGGTTGTCGGAGCTTTCTTTACTATTGACACACTCACGCTGGACAGCGTTTACCGCGTGGACGCTTATAATTCTGGCGGCAAGCTACTCCTCACGGTCCCTTACTCGATTACTACCGAAGCTAATGGTGGATGGGACTTCATTGATGGAAAGCTGCACATGCCACAGTATTTCGTCCTGCCTAACAACTGTACACTGCGGGTGTTTGGATACAAGCACTATACCCAGCCCGCGAATGACTCGTCCTCTATCGAGCTCGACGACGATGCTATTAACGCCGTGCGTGCCTGGGTCCAGAAGGAAGCAATGTTCATGCTGATATCTGACCGCGTACGATACCAGCAGTGGGCCGTAGCGTCTGGGGCATCAGACACAAACAGCATCCAGCTTGCCCAGCTATACAGCGCGGCAGATCGACGATGGGAGAGGATCTCTCGAGCGGTACGCCGAGTTCGCAAGACACCGGGGGCCTAAATGGATCTATCACAGGCAGTAACAATCGAGCGTCCAGGGCAGTCCGCCTTGGACCTAAACGGAGTACGAGACCCCAACGCGGTTGGGTCTTCACCTGTTTCAGGGTACAACATTGAAAGCGTAGACTTCTCCGATGTTAACGTAACTGCTTTCTCTGAGGATACTCCACAGGTGGACGGCATCGACAGCTACGACGCATACCTTGGGGCACGACAGATCTCTATGATAGTGGGCGTGTATGGCAGTACCTACGGGGACTTCTGGGACAAGATCACGGAGCTGAACTACGCACTACAGCCACGGCCGTCCTTTGCAACCGGCCAGGCTTTCGCTGAGGATGGGTTTAGGAAGCTGTCTTTCAGCCAGCCTAAGACCTCTGGATCTTACAGCTTGTACATGAAGGTTCGACCAATGTCCCTACCTAGATTCGTGACCGAGGCAGGAGCTTCCGCAGGGGACGCTGACCGTGGATACGCCGTGCGGGTACGGGTCGTTCTCATGGCAGAGGACCCATACAAGTACTTCGAAACCTCAAGGGTGTTCACCCGCACTGGGTCCGGAACCATCTCAGTCGTCAACGACGGGAAGACTATTGCCTGGCCTACTGTTGCGTGGAGCAGCACCTCTACCGTGAGCCCACTCCGAGTAGAGCTCGGCACAGACAGCGTTGCATTCACCAAGGCTGGAGGGTTTGGGTCTAACTTCTCTGTTGACTTCAAGACTTGCGTGTCGACGCAAACCAACTACCTAACAGAGTACGAGTTCTTTGCCGTTCCACCAGGAACTTCAACAGTTACGGTTACGAGTGGGGCTGGAGTAGTGTGCACCGTCACAATTAACGAGGCTATACTTTGAGCCGTAAGTTCCAGGTACTAATCCACGACTCCACTGGCGTAGACTTCGCAAAGGGAAACCTTGTTGCGGTCCTACAGGACGCCAGGGATATCGGTGTCCAGCTGTACGCCAACGATACTGGCTCAGCTTTCTTCACCCTGCCCGTGGATCACCCGGCCCTTCCGCTTATCGTACCGCTCGAACAGCAGTACACTATCCAAAGGCAGAATGATTCCGGCGTGTACGAGACCATCTCTGGTGGGTTCATATCCGACTACGATGCCAGCGACCAGGAGGTAGTCATCTCCGGGGTGGACTACATGACCGTACTATCTAGGTACTACACCCCCCTTGATGGCCCTCCCGCAGGGGCACTGGCCATTGACATGGCCGACTCGGTGGTGCAGATAGCGCAGGAATACGACGAGACCTACAAGGAAGAGCCCGACCTAGTGCCAACCGCAGGGGCAGGAGACCCCGAAGCAGGGCAGATAAACGCCTACAGCAACCCAGCAGGGGCCCCATCCGTGGGTACAAAGAACCAGATCACGGTTACACAGGACGATGCTACTGGCACCGTCAGCGTGGCGGGGAACCTTTACATCGTTCGACGTACCTCCAACACCAACAAGGTTACTTTGAGCAAGGGTGCTGGGCATATCGTTGGCGGTGCCCCGGCCCTAACCGCTGTCGGGTTTATACTTTACTCAGACCCGGGTGGGGCATGTGCTCTTGTAATCGGATCATTCCCAGACGCTCCTCCATACAATCGAGTTTACCTAAGCGGGGTCCCAGGGGCAGAGTTAACTCCTCCAGCATCACAGGACGTTGTAGTCACCTTCAAAGTAGATCTTCCTTACGTTGGGAACGGTACCTCAAGCAGCACAGCGCCTGGCGGAGCTGCAATTGGAAGAACTTCACCAGTGGTCTACAAGGGGGTTCCGTATAAGTTCGCCGTGCATCCATTCCTTGTAGCTAACTTTGTCCGGTACGAGAATGCAGACAACACAAGTAATACATACTACACTAACGTAGACTCGACTACAGGTGCACTTAAGAGCAGCACGACTGCGGCCGGTGCCGCTGCGTTCATTGATAAGACAAATCCTGGAGTGTTCCAGATTCGTATGTGGGGTGACAAGTCAGACTACAGCACTTCGGCGACCACCTCTGGGATCAAGCGCAAGAACATCAATGACATCGTTGCTGACATCTACCCAAAGGTAATCGACCGGACCGCAGACTACTCTGACTCTGTTGGCACATTGCCAAAAGCTCTGATAGCTTGGCAGGCATCGGTTAACCACGTGGATTCAGGGTCTAGCACCACCCTCCACCCTTACATCACGTTTGGCCAGGACCCTGTTGAGTTCTTCCGTGAGGTGTCGGACCTGGAAACCAGCTCTAGGGGTGGCACAATCGGTGTCAACCCAAACAAGGTTGTCTTCAACTACTACGGTGTTCCTGGAGGTACCGAGGGGCAGCTGACATTCAACCACAACGTAAGTGCCAGCCCCGCTCACACCTATGTGTACCCGGGACAGATCAAGTCATACAACTTCATTAACAAGCGCAGCGTGCTAGCCAACTCAGTTCGTGTTCTCCCTACCACAGACTTCCTTGTGGGTGCCAGCTCAGACGCACCGTCTGGGGCCAGGACAAAGGGTGTGGTTAAGAGCGACCGGACATTGGCTTATGCTCTGCCCCATGTCGAAGCTCAGCCTGGGTTCATTAACACAGCGGCGGCAACAAACTACGCACAGGGGGTACTCAATGACAGGGGGACAGTAGAGGATACGAAGATACTGTCCGTTACGATGCGCTCCGGAACTGTTCCACCCATCGGCGCAACCGGAGGGCCACGACTTGGAGAGACTGTTCGACTCATCGTCCGCAGGAAGAACGTAGACGTTAATGGCGCCGACTCTATAGCTACGACATACAATATCGGGGGGATGCAGTACCTTGCCCACATGGATGGGCACGAGGAAACCTCTTTCGACTTCGTCAAGCCCTCCAAGTTCAAGGGCCCTGGCATCAGCTTCGACATGCCTATGACCAAGTACGCCGAGCGAAGAGACACGAGGGTTCCTCAGGATAGCACCAAGAAGAAAGGCAATCAGCCAGGCGGTGGCAAACCAGGACCAGGCCCAGGACCAGGCCCAGGCCCAGGCCCGGGACCAGGACCAGGCCTACAGGACCCAGGAGGATTTAATCAATCGTGGTGGGGACCAGGTGGGCCTAATAATCTTGGAGGCCTCAACGACCCGTACAACATACAGCCTGGAAGGGGTGGTGCCATGGACCACTTTAACTATGTCAACTCCCAGCAGAAGCCTAACGTACAGCCAGGAAGGGGAGGCGCAGCAGACCACCTTAATTACCTGGCTAACAGGGCGTCATCGTACGCTAACGCCAATCCTGGGCTGCCAAAGTTTAACCCAATGAACCCTACCAAGAGGGGCCGATGACGAAGAGCCAGTTCGAGATCCTGCTCTCCAGGCTCGACGTTATCGACGAGCGCCTTCGGGTCGTTGAGATAGACCAGGCCGGGAACAAGGCTGTGCGGAAGGCTAGACAGACGGGTGAGCTTGAGCTAAAGTGGCGGGTAGGTATCATAGGCTCAGTGATTGGGTCTATCATAACCGCTATATCGAGGGTCATAGAGGTACTCTCGAGCAACGGAGGTAAGTAATGGCGAAAGCAAACTTAGTAGAGCGCGTAGGCTCGTTGAAGGAACAGGGACTTTCCTTCTCCCGGATAGGCGAAATGCTAAACATGAGCAAGGACCAGGTCCAGAAGTTCCACAAGCGATACGTTGAGGAAATCATAGAGGACCACCTCCCAGCTAAGAAGTCGAAGACCAAGACTCCCGAGTTCGTTGGGATTAACATTGCGTTCTTTGACATCGAGTCCACGTTCAGCAACTGGCGCCGCGTACTGTGTGCCTCTGTTGCTGACTCGTTCGGGAACGTGGTTACTTACAGCCACGACACTCACCCAGGTAAGGACTGGCAGGACGACAGCGTCCTAGTCAAGGCTTACTGTGAGTACCTAGACACTTTTGACGTGATAGTCGGATGGAACTCCAAGTTGTTTGACGTACCGGTATTGAACGCTCGCTTGCTGTACCACGGCATGCGACCGTACGAGCCACGAATGCACTTGGACCTAATGTACAAGGCGTCGGGATCTTCTATCTCAATCGGGCGTAAGTCACTTGACAACGTCTCGAAGTACTTCGGTGTCCAGAACAAGAAGACCCCTCTCGATCCTCGCACGTGGGACGATGCCGACCATGGAGACAAGGATAAGTACGCCAAGATCATAGAGCACTGCGAGGCCGACGTCCTCGTGCTGCGTGATGTGTACGCCAAGCTCAAGCCAATGGTGCACATCCTACACAGATGACCGAGAACGAGCTCGACCTAGAGTTCAGCAGAACGATAGCTGTCGACTTCGATGACACGATAGCTGTGCGCGTCTTCGGCACCATAGTCCCTGCTAACGGTGTCGTTGACGCGCTCAGCATGCTACAAGAGTCTGGGTACAAGATACTCATCCACTCAGCAAGGGCATGGGAACAGTGGCCTGACAGGCAAACTCGTCTCGATGAGATGGAGCGCATGCTAGGCGACTGGGGCATCCCTTACGACGACATATATGTGGGCGAGGGTAAGCCTGGTGCCGCAGCTTACGTCGACGACAGGGGTCTCACCTTTGAAAACAACTGGTTGGAAATCGCAAGAAAGATTATAGACAGGGGTTAGTATGAAGCTACAAGTGAAGAGCCAGTTACCACACATAGAGAAGGGCGGCATTCTAGATGACTGCGGACCGTCTTCCGTAGCCGCCGCAGCTTCGTGGGTACACAAGTATGAGAAAGACTTCTCTGCCCTTGATGGAATAGAGGCGGCCAACGAAAGCGGGCGGGTTGACAAGGACGGTGTATCCGACGGGGGAACCAACCTAAGCCAGCTTGCTAAGTACTCCAAGAAACTGGACTGCGATGCCAGGTATCCATCCGACTGGGTGGATGTGGTCAACGCAGCGAAGAAAGGGCATGCGATCATCGTCAATGTCCAGGCCCCGGCAGGGTACCCTGAGACAGCAATGGCGGTGAATGCGTTTGCCAAAAAGCTCAAGTCAAAGAAGATGACCTGGGGTCACATGGTTTGCGTCGCTTACCACGAGGCAGTGGGGTGGCAGCTATCCGACCCGACCCAGTCAGGCAAGGGCAAAGAGAAGTTTGCCGCCATCATAAGCGAGGCGGACTTCAAGGCCATTGCCTCATCAAAGGGAGATGCACCTTACAAGCGGTGCCTTATTGTGCGTAAGGGTTGACAGCCTAGGGCTCATGCTCTAAGATCCACAGTGGACCGACCCACTGTGGGTCTTTTATTTGGAGGGGAATATGAATACAGTATCCGGAGCCTTCGACCTGGGGCTAAAGAATACCAGGACAGAGCGGCCGTCGGCCACACCATTTAGAGGCAGCACCCTAGGCGGCTGCCTGCGTGCGCAGTACTACTCTGCGAACGGGGTAGAGCCTAGCAATCCATTCGAGCCTCGGCTCTACAGAATCTTTGAGCAGGGTCACGTCATTGCTGACGTCCTGTACAAGAAGCTGGAAGCGTCGGGGCTTTTTGATTCCATCGAGTTCGAGGTTCCAATCGAGTGGCAAGAGATGAACTTCTCCGGCAACATCGACATCCTAGTTCGGTGGAAGGGGGAGACTAACGAAGAGGTC